GCCCCCAGTAGACTTTACATATGCATTTCTATGGACCTGGTTTTATTGCCGCTTTGACGCAATTCTGTCCGCGCTTAATTGACCGGGTTTTGTTGCCGCTTTGACGCAATTCTGTCGGCGCCTTGAGGTGTGTGTGTACTGATGGATTACACCCAATATTATACACTAAAAAACACGAGTGTTAAGCACAAAAGGACACTTATATAAATATTCACCGGCCCCAGGTTGTCGTAAATGAACCGCACTTACCTTGTTAGGTTTGCAGGAAATAAAGTTTGGTAAACTTAATTTACTAGTATCTCATACTTACATGAGCGGTCTCGCCCTTCCGTACAAAGAGAGGACAAGTCTCGATGAGCAAGAACCAGTTTTGGGTTTGTACTGACAACAACACTCGACCGGAGTTACGCACTTATTAGGATCCCGAACGGGCGTGCTTGTTAACGGTTGACACGGTGGACGTGCCTTATCGACATCTGTGGTTCACTGACTCTAAACCATTCTCCCACCGAGGAGCAAAAGAGTGACAAAGGCTCGAAATGGCCACCGAACCCACAGGGTGTGTTCTTAACATTTATGGATAAGTACGCAAAGAACCCTCACGCTGAGGCAAATAGCGAACTTCCCGCGGAAGTAAACAGCGGACAACTCGTGCAGAGTCTAATTGCAAAATTCGAGCGGAATTCAAACGCATCCGGTGCCCTTGGTTTCGACCTGGAAGGGGTTTCCACCCTCGCTCACGCGTGGGAAAACAAGCATGACCGCACTGTCACAGTGAAGTCCACGAAACCAGCTCAGTCTGCAAAGGTGGATACACGACCTTGGAGTACGTTGAACTTCGTGCCGCCAGAAACCAAAGCAGGTGTCTGGCGATACACGAGACCACAACGTGAATTGAAGGAGTCCAAACTTGGAGCAATCCAGGTGGAGAGGCATTGCACCGGTGTCGTGCACAAGGAAGAGATTCTCCGCGGCAAAAAACAACGCAAGTGGAGATCTCCCGACCTGCCATCCCATGCGGAACGCAAGCGCACAGCTAAACACAAAGAGACTGTGTCGTTTGCCGAACGTTATGGTCGAAACAAGCACAGGGAGGAGAAGCGACGCCCTCGCGCGCGCCTTTTCGGAATTGACTACGAATCGTGGTTCTCCGTTGGCGTAAACGTGGGCGAGAAAACAATGAACTCATTTGAGGGCATCGTCGGATCAATCTTATCGACGATCAAAGACTGTTTCAATAACAGCCAGAACGCCATCAGATGTGTTGTTGAACTGGACGCAACTCGTACCCTCAGCATGGTGTTCGCCATAGGATGCGCGGTCGCCGCGATTTATTTCGCGAAGCAGGCCTACGACACGAACGATTTGTTCAACAAAGTGTTGGCTGGTCTGACAGCTTCAGGCGCCATTATCGCCGGCTGCTGCACGCTCTCCGAATCAATGCGCAAGTATCTCATGGAAACGTTCCTAGAGAAAGAGTGCAACGTCGAAAACCCCGATGCGGGTAAGACCGGAGAGCAGCTGGAAGCCGAGCTTGCCGCTGCCGAAGCTGAAGGCGCTCAACTGGGGGCGCAGGAGATTGAGAAGAACGCGAAAGCGGGATGCTCACACGCTCCTGAAATCGACAGCGATGTACCTTCCCACAAGTTGGTTATCTCTGCCGAATACCAGTCCGTGTTCGATGACGGGGTAAATTTCCTCTCAAGGTTTGGATTCCAAATAGCTTCCTCAATCCTTGCCGTTGTCGCCATGGTAAAGCTCACTGGAGATGATGCAGGCTATGTTAAGCGCATCTCTGAAGCCCCCCGAGTGATGGATGGACTAACCTCTCTGCTACATATCGTTTTGCAGATGTTCAGCTCTGCCTTGGATTTTATCTTCGGCACATCCTTCACCACCCTCATGAAAGGTGACCAGGCTATCGACGACTGGGCAGCGCGCGTCAGCGCGGTGCTCACGAAATCGGAGAGTGGCGTACTTCTGTTGAATACGGACAGTGCGCAACTCGTTGCCAAGTTGCGGAGGGAAGGGCGCGAGCTCGTCGCGGATAAGAAGAAGATGACTATGCACGAAAACTTCATTGTAAGATCATACATGCAAGCACTCGAAACTCTCGCTCTCCGCTACGATGCGAGCGCCCTTACACCGTCTGAGAGGCAAGTACCCCTGGTGCTTTGCTTCCGAGGCGAGTCGGGAGTCGGCAAATCAATGCTGACACGGGCCTTCATCAACTCCTTTGGAGCCAGGATCATCCCCGAGGATGAGATCGCGCGTTTCGCGCAGAACCCAATGTCCGAAGCATGGGTCTGGAAATCAGAAGAAGAATTCGCAAATGGCTATAAAAACCAGCGAATCTGCATCATGGATGACTTCATGCAGTTCAAGAACCAGCCAGGACAAAAGGGGGATATGCTCAGCCTGATCCGTCTTGCAAATTATATGGCAGCTCCGCTCAATGCGGCTGCATTGCATGACAAAGGGAAGGTCTTCTTTACATCCGACGTGATCATTTGCTCAACCAACCTCTACAAGTTCTATCCGACCGAGGTGGTGAGCATTGAGGCAGGCCTACGCAGGGTCGACGTCTGGATCGATATGTACCCCCGTGTGGAGTACTGCTCGGAGAAGACAAAAGACCTCCCGCTCAAGGAGCGACGACTTGATGAGTCGAAGTTCCCGGAGGCAAGTGGACTCTTCACGAATGCTTGTGAGTTTCATCTCAAAAGATACACCGACTTCAAGCAACAGACGGAGGAACTCGTCAAAGTAATGGACTACGACGAGATGCTCGACCACTGTGAAGAGCTCTACAAGAGCAAAAAGAAGTCCCACTTGGCAAAGCTGAGTGACTTCGCAGAGCTCCGTCAGGCGGAGCTCAAGAAGCGCGGCATCGACATCAAAGTCGAGCGTGACTACGAAAGTGCATGGTCATGGGTGAATACCCAGACTACGAAGATGTGCAACGTGGCCAACACAGCCGCCAAAAAGACCTGGGATTGGTTCGCAGTGACCACACCTGATCGCCTCTCGATCGTCGACAGAATAAAGACGACGTACATCACGTACAAAGAGGCCACGAAGGAGTGGTTCAAAGGTATAAAAACCGAACACTGGGGATCAATTGTGGTCGGCCTCTTCTCACTTGCAGTCATGCTGGTGGGAATGTTGGTCGGTCACTTCGCAGGCAAGGCCGCGAGTGCCTATTATCAAAACTCGCCCGAGCGCGCCGTCGATCTCGGAGATACATACATCAACTCACTGTTGAGTCGCAATGTGCGGCTCTGTTACAAGAAGGGGCAAAACCCTGAAGATCAACAGTGCTTTGGTAAGATCATTCTCCTCCGAGACACGATTGCCATGCTCAACGCGCATACTGCTCTGCAGATCCAAGAGGGATTGCGTGCCGGGACTCTTGACCCGGCCGCATACTTCGAAATGTACGCCTTCGGGAAACGCAACTCAAAAGTGAGCGTTCCCCTCAAAGTCTTCGTCGCGGATTCCGTGATTATTGACAAGAACAAGGACGTGTGCATATTGGATCTGGGCAAAACCTGCCCAGCAGCGCGCGACATCACCCATCTGTTTGTGGATGAGGCGACCTTACGCAAGAACAGGGACTTCAATGTCACCCTCGTTGACCCAAGAAGTCTTCGACATCTGCATTCGATCGCTCTCCAGAGCAAGGTCATTAACAAAGACCTGCTCATCAAGGGGAATCTCCACAACGGACTCGTCACCTACCGCTGCGACAGTGTCTTCGGAACCTGCGGCTCTCTCCTGATTTGCGATGCAATGGGACCAGAGCGCACAAAAAGGATCCTTGGACTCCACATGGCAGCGGTGCAGGGAGAAGGCGTGCAGGATTGCTGGGCCACAACCACGACATCTGAGTATCTGACTCAAGCACTCAACAAATTTCCGAGTGCAAAGATCGAGATCAACAATGTCGAGATCGTGGAACCAGCGAAGTTCGTCGACACCAGCTTGGAGGTGGTAATGCAGAGCGACTTGACAAATTTTCAGTCGCCCAAAAGCAAAATCACCAAATCGCTGATGTACGAGGTCTTCGGACCCGCCTTCAAGGCTCCCGCCAAGCTCGCTCCGTTCGTGAATTCCGACGGCGTCGAAATCAAACCGCTCACAAAAGCAATCCTAGACAAGGATGCCGTGTGCGTACCAATCGACGACTGGAAGGTTACCGCGTGCGTTGAGGCCATAACCCGCAAGCTTGCTCCATTCGTGGAGCATCACAAGCTTCCCCTTTCTTTTGAAGATGGGGTTCTCGGTTTTGGCGAGTTGGGAGCAGTCCCCCGGAACACCTCAATGGGTGTTTTCGGCCTCCGCCACCCCCATGCCGGTCCTGGTAAGACCGCCATGTTCGGCTCGGATCAGGACTACACGCTCGATACAAATCTTTCGAGAGCTTGTGAAGCCCTGTGCGACGCCAAGATGCTTCAAGCATCCAACGGGATCATCCCCGAGGTCATTTACATGCCCATTCTTAAGGATGAAACCCGTCCCCTTGCCAAAGTGGAGGCAGGGAAGACTCGGCTCATCGCTGCTTGCAGCGTTGAGGACACCGTCATGTACAGGAGACTGTTCGGATGGGTGTGTTCCGAGTTGGTTCGGTCCCGCCTACACAATGGGATCGCCGTTGGCATGAACCCCTTTTCGGAGGATTGGGAATTGCTGGCGAAGATGTTGCAATCACGTGGCAAGAAAGTCGTCGCTGGAGATTTCTCCGGCTTCGACAACAGTCAGTCTCACCAACTGATCAATGCCGTGGTTGACATCATGATCGCACTCTCTGGTGAGCAGGATCCAGAGGTGCTCCGCGCGATGCGCACCCTCGCCCCCACACTGTCTCAGGCCAAGCTTCTCTTGCAGAACCTCGTGATACAAAATAATCACGGCCTGCCGTCAGGCAACCCGATGACGTCCATCATGAACTCTTTGTTCGGACATATCGTGTTCCGCCTTGTGTGGCTGGAGATGAGGGGCGCTACGCCCGCAACATGTGCTGCTCTGTTGGATGAATTCGAGACAGAGGTCTACCTCGTCATGTATGGCGACGACAACGTTCTGAACGTGTCAGACCGAATCTCGGGCTATTTCAATCAGCACACCCTTATGGCGAAGTTTCCGTCTGTTGGGATGACCTACACAAGCGATGTGAAAGAGGATTTGACCCCTCCGATCTACCGCTCGCTCGAGGAAGTTACTTTCCTCAAGCGCTCGTTCAGGTTTGAACCGCAGGTTGGCCGCCATGTGGCTCCCCTCGAATACCTCACGGTGATGCAAATGTGCTATTACACCAAAGAGGGAAATGAGGCAAATGCCATCACGCTCGACAACGTGAAGACCGCCATAATGGAGCTTACGCTTCATGGTCAGGACGTATACGAGCGCGACGCAAAGCTGCTTTGCGCCGCAGCCAAGGACCGGCTTGGAGCAACGATTGCTCAAGGTAGCTGGTACCTGGCCCTTTTGGCAGCCACGCAGTTCAAACCCATCTGGGTGAGTGAACATGTGTAGCTGCCATCCGTCCTGGGCATGACGTTAAACTCTTCCCGCCGCGGTGAAGGCGTTATCGCACAGCTTGCAGGAGCTCAAAACCTGCTGCACTCAGTGGTCTGGTTACCAGATGGAACCGATAAACAGCCCTTTAAACGGGCCCGTCTAGGCTTTCCACTGTAAGAGTCCCGGCTATTTAGTCGTACGTCAGCAGGATGGACTATAACATCCAGCGAAAGGGCAAGCCCCGGCGCCTTGGTACAGGCGTCGCGGGTTCAATATCGTACCGCTACAGATCCAGAAGAATCTACCATCATTAATGTCGAGCCTCACAATGAGTCCACGCACGCAACGACAACGTTCTCTACGGACGCGCTTGCTAGGACTGTTGTAGCACAAAACCCCGGAACGACCGCGGGTTTCGACATTTTATCCCAACCGGACTGGAGCAAGCTTTCGCTTCAGCAATTGCTTTCCCAGCCGGTCCCACTCCAGCAAGGAGTGCAGGCAGTTGGCAATCCCATTGCCGTCTCGCACACATCTCACTCCTCGCTCCTTACCGCCTCACCTTTTCATCTCGAAAAGATACGAGGCTACATGGGCCTTCGCGCCACTGTAGTCTTGAGGTTGGTGGTGAACGCTGACAAGTTCACATCGGGAAGACTGGTCATGTCTTATCAACCCTCCAATATATATTTTGTGGAGCGAAGAACAGATTTTAGACATCAGACACAGTTGGAACATGTTGAACTCGATTTGAACACCGACACCGAGGTCGTTCTGCGCATTCCGCACAGAGGACCTTACTCACACTTCGATATACGCAATAAGCGTTACGATACGGGTATTTTCCGCGTCTCCGAGTATCTCCAGCACAAGGGCAATCCATATTCATGGTCCCTATACATGAACTTCGAAGATGTGGATCTCATGGGTCCCACTGCCACACAAACAGTGGCCTACGAAGGAGCCTACGAGATTGAGCAGAAAAATGTACCACTTTCCGAAAAAGTTGGAAAGTTGGCTACGGCCGCAACCGGCCTCGCTATGGTACCTGCTCTCACCTCGTTTATGGCCCCTCTCAGTTGGGCTGCTGGTGTGGCCAGTGGAGTATTATCTGCTTTCGGCTATTCACGCCCGTCGACAACTATAACCCCCACCGTCTATATAGAACGAGGGGTCTCAAAGTTGAACCAAACCGACGGCACGGACTATGCTGATCAGATTGCTATGACCACTGACGCTCATGTGCGGGTCTCCGATCAAATCGGATTGACTAAGAATGATGAAACGTCATTTAACTACCTCGCGGGGACAAATAGTGCTTTATTGCGGTTTGAATTTCTGCTGTTGACACCAGTAGGAACCAAGCTGTTTTCTGCACCATTGTGTCCATATGCTATGAAAGCCACCAGTGACATCACTAGTGCGCTGATTATGCATCCAATGGCATACATCGCTAATGCCTTTCACAGATACCGTGGTAGTATTTCAATGACTATGGACTTTGCAAAGACCATATTTCATTCCGCACGTTTGCTCGTCGTGTTCGAGCCCATATACCCCGAGGGACCGTCTACCCCTCCGCCACAAGTAAACACGATTGCCGACACTATCAATTGCCACAAAGACGTAGTTGATATCAGAAAAGGCACCACATTCTCCTTTGAGTTTCCTTTCATTTCAATGACACCGTACTTACCAGTAGATCGTCCTTACGGATATGTCCACGTGTTCGTCCTGAATGCGCTGGTCACAGAAACTAGTTCAGTACCCAGCAATGTGTCAGTTGGAGTGAAGTTCAAGGCAAACGATGATATGGAGTTTGCGTGTCCCACGGACCCCCGGTTCTGGCCGTATCTGCCCCAAGATGGGACTCAGGCAGTAGATCTGACGCCGAACCTACCTGTCACCCTGAACAATGTTCAGTACGAATCAGGTCTAGAAGTTGGGGACGAACCTATCACTAACAAGTGTATTGGCTCGTCTTCCTCTCCCACCCCTACAGTGGACATGGCAGCCCTCTGTATTGGTGAGAAGATCCTCTCAATGAAACAACTCGCCCTTCGGAGCAAGCTGTTTTCGGTGAACATTGACGCCACGAGTGAACCATTCCCTCGCCGGTACAATGTGAACCCATTCGTTGTGGATCGCTTCTATGACAACTCATGGTTAACTAATCCCGAAGTCGAAATCTACTACGTGCAGATTCACGACTGGTACAGTTACGTGGGTTCCATGTACGAATACGCTCGGGGTGGCGTCACAATCACCCTCCATAATACGACAAACGGTGCCAGCGTTCTCGCTGGATACAAAGTGGATTCATACACTCCACAGTACGACCTAGTCGATATTCAACCGTATACCGAATTCCATATGCAACATATTGTCCAATCAAACAAGACGGACCGTATGTATATTCCACCGTACGATGCCTCGTACGTTCGGTATACACTCGCCACACCTGTGGACGCTATGCCCAATCGGATTCAAACTCCGAACTACACTAGCGACGCAGGTTTTAGTCAGGTACGTTACAACGTCCAGTCCATGAACGATGGTATAGGGACAACTGGCGGCCTGAAATTCTGGCGGAGTGCCGCCGACGACTCACAGTTCGGCGGCTTCAAAGGGACACCATATGTAATCCTTCGGGAGCCTTACAATGGTGACGTAGCCCCAGCTGCGGACCAAAAAGCTGAACTCAGTTTCCGGTTTCCCAATAGTTAAGCTTTGCTTGCCTTTTCAGCAGAGCGTAGTGCGCGTGTTGACCAGCGGTCCCGTCGAAAGCGGTTTACTGGCTGGTGTGCGCGTTTCCCACCACTATTTCCTACCGACCCTTGCCAGAAGGTCGGCTCACCCAACAAAGGCGTTGGACTTCCATACATGTACTTATCAGGTGCATGAAACATACGCAAGTATGGTTGCAATATAAAAAGTCCGACGTCGGACTCATATTGATCCCCAGCTTGTCATGTGTTTTATGTGGTCTCCGGACCTGCAGTTTAAGAAAGCTGTTACTCTTTAAGTATTAACCCTGGATCCCCTATTAGGGGGGGACCGCGGGGCATGTATTTATTTCTTTCCAAA